GACAAGTGGCTGGTACGGTTACAGTGAGTATCTCTTCGGTTCCCCCAATAAGGATTCTTATATCCAACGGGAGACTGAGAGTACCTACGGTACCGGCTTCAGCTCTTTGCCCTCTGATGAGTGGAACTCAAATGATGACCTCGCGCTTATTGGCCGCCTTAGAGAGAAGGTAGCAGGGTCCGACTTTAACATGGGAGTCTTCTTAGGCGAAAGCCGACAAGGACTCGACATGATAGCTGGATCAGCTACCCGCATCTTTAACGCGTACAAGAAAGTTAAGCGAGGTGACATCTATGGGGCTGCACGTTCGCTCCAGGCCAAGAAACCGACACATATCTACAAAGATGTCGCATCCAATTGGCTGGAACTGCAATACGGCTGGTTACCACTTCTTCAGGATGTCAAGGCGGCGGCAGAATTTCTTGCCAAGAACCTTGAGTACCCGATGATCAAGAGGTACAAAGTCCGTATGGTCAAGCGGATCCCTTTGACGAGAACGACCTCAGAGATTACAGTGACCGAGTCTTGGGCTTATACCCAGGGCCAAATCATTGCAAATGTTTCTGAGGCTTCCGTTCCTGCTCTCTTGGGTCTCTTTGACCCGGCAAGTGTAGCATGGGAGCTTCTCCCATACTCGTTTGTTGCAGATTGGTTTCTTCCAATCGGCGACTACTTGTCGGCTAGGGCTCTGGCGTCATCTCTGACGGCAGAGTATGTCACTACCAAGACGCGAAGAGTTAACTTCGGATTCCACGCGCCTGTGCTGATCAACTCGAATCCTAATGTTCGACGTGATGTTATCGATGAAGACCACGGTTTTCAATCGTACCATCAGGTCGACATGACTCGGACTGTCAGTACAACGCTTGTGATCCCCTTGCCAAGCTTTAAAACGCTTGATAAGGTTACGTCTTGGCGCCACTGTGCAAACGCTGTTGGGCTGCTTGTTCAGAACGCCACCTATACCAAACCAATGTTCCGGAATGGTACAGGCCCGCGTTACTATAAATGGAGCCCTGAAGGGGCACCATGATTTGGATACAGCTCTTCTTCTTCAACTCCCTTCTCGGAGACTTTATGTCTGCCATTGCAAACATCGTCGTCTTTGACGGCGCGGCAACGCCCGTCACGCACACTCTCGTGCCCGAATCCGTCTCGCGTGAAAGCAAGACGGACGTGGTCTGTGAGTGGCGTGAACAGTTGTCGACGCTCCCCAAGTACGCACAGATCAGGGCTTCTACCCGGATCTCGCTCCTCAAGAGCGGCGTGTACAAGTTGGAGGCGCGCTCCGTCGTTCCCGTGATGGAGGCCATCCTGAACCAGAACGCCGCCGGCTATACTGCTGCACCGAAGGTGGCTTACGAGAACCAGTTCATTTGCACTGCGTTCTTGCACCAACGGTCATCGGTTACCGACCGGCGCCTGGCTCGTCAGATCCTCGTGAACATGCTGGGCAACGTTTCGACGTCTGTCGCAGCCGCTACGACGGGTCCTCTGCCTGAGCTCTTCGACCAGCTTGTGAACGCGACTTAACTGTCGTGTTCGACTAGCTGTTCGGAGCCCCTTGTCCTGATAGTCTCCAATAAGGAGCTTTTATGCGATTTACTCGCTGGGATCAGGAGGCTTCAACTGCCCAGACAGATGAGGTTCTCTTTCTCCTTTCTCGTTGGCATCTCTCGCAATGTTGCGAAGGGAAGCAAGTCCAGGATATCCAAGTTCTCGTTGAGAACAAGGATCTCTTTGGCCTGTGCCACTACGACCTTAGCTTACCTGAGCTGCAACTTAACGAGTACCGGCACCTTCGACAAGTTTTGGCGTTTTTTCAAAAGCGCTCTGACCTGTCTTTAGGGATCGATACTCGGGCTGTGGCTTGGGATAAGGCTGTAGAAGCTGAAACGTTGTGCCGCCAGACAAATGAGATCTTCAGGAAGTACTTTCTAGGGGGATTCTATTTTCCCCTGGACGTTGAGTCGGTCCTTTACCGTGCTCAGCGTAAAATTAGTGCTATCCTTGGGGATCTCCCTAGTCTTTCGGCGCTAAAACTACGTTTTGGCCCGGGAGCGACTACACAAGTCAAAAAGAAAGACGCATCCGTCCGGCGTAAGCTGGCACAGATGTTGACCTGTAGTGAAGACGCTATTCGGTTCCTCCCGGAACTGCTAGCGGAGTTGCCTCTCTGGGCTGGTACTTCACCGTCCCATGAGATCACAACCGTTCCTGTTGTCATTACTGACGGCAGGGTCGACTTCGTCCCGAAAACTGCGAAAACTGATCGAACCATTGCCGTCGAGCCGATGCTGAACAGTCTTGTTCAGCTAGGGATTGGCGATTATATGGCCGAAAGGCTTCGCAAATCAGGTGTCGATATCTCAGACCAGACGAGAAACCAACGTTTGGCCCTTGAGGGATCGATTACGGGCGCTTTAGCAACGCTCGACCTTAGTAGTGCTTCTGATACCATCGCGTGCGGCCTCGTCGAGAGCTTGCTCCCGTTCGAGTGGTGGGACTTCC